GCGCTGGTCGCCCTGAAACCAACTAATCAGTGAAACCATCTAGTCTCAGTAATAAATATTGGGTATAGCCACAAACCCAAGGACAATAGTTATGCCAATCAATCTAAATGTATCACCATATTTTGACGATTTTGACCCAGCAAAGAATTATCATAAGATTCTCTTTGTTCCTGGCCGTCCTATTCAATCTCGTGAGTTGACTCAGATACAGTCACTATTGCAGCACCAAGTACAACTGCATGGCGACTATATGTTCAAAAATGGTGCTATGATTGTTCCTGGTAATATAAATTTCCTAAACAATGTTGTATCAATTAGACTCAAGGATATATACAATGGTGTTTTGATTGACACATATATCTCGCAATTTGTGGGTAAAACTATATCTGGTGGTACAACAAGTGTCAGAGCAATTGTAATCCACACAGAACAATCTACTGCCAATGATCCACCTGTATTATTTGTTAGATACATTTCTGGTGGTGTTGTAGGTTCAACATACTACAAAGATTTTACTAAAGATGAGATACTTACACTCGAAGATGACACCACTATAAAGACTCAGGTTGAAAATTCAAGTATATATTCTGGTCTTGGCGCGTTAGCTACAATTGATGAGGGTGTCTATTATATCAATGGTTATTTCGTCCAAAACACAAAACAGATAATTACACTAGAAAAATTTAGTGCTACACCAACATATAGAGTTGGTTTGGATTTTGTTGATAATATAGTTACTTCTAGTGATGATCCATCATTGCGTGATCCTGCTTACGGATCATCCAATTTCGGTGCGAACGGTGCAGATAGATATGAGATTGTTCTCACACTTGCGAAAAAGGAATTGTTTGAGTCACAGGAAACAAGTACAACAACTTCAAAATTCATTGATTTGCTCCACGTAAAAGATGGAGTTGTCCAATATAAAGTCAATAAAACTGATCTGTCAGAATTTGAAAAGACATTAGCTAGAAGAACTTATGATGAGTCTGGCGATTATGTAGTTCAACCGTTCAAGTTCACTGTCCACGAGTATAGAAACAATAATCGGGGCACTTGGACTACTAATACTGTTTATGTCCAAAATGACATCGTATCATATACAGTGAATTCAAAGCTGCAATATTTTGTTGCTTTGACTAATGGTATAAGTGGTGTTACTGCTCCGAATGATAATGCGGGTGAGCATAATGATGGCGGTATCACTTGGTTGGCAACGAATTCCCCAGCATTCAATACTGGATTCCACGAGTCTACTGTGTCTGAATCACTAGACACACAGATGGAAAGTTCAGCATTAGGCACGATCAAAATATCATCAGGTAAAGCATATATCAAGGGATTTGAGATAGAAGTCACTGGATACAGAACAATTCAATTCAATAAGGCAAGAGAATTTAAGCGATTGGAGTCACAGTTGATCGCAAACGACTCTGGTTCTTATTTGATTGTTGATAATGTTGTTGGTTTACCATCTTTCACTTATGTTGATGCTAACAATAAACCTCTTGATCTGATTACAATCAAGGATGCTGCCGGAACAAATGCTGGTACTTGCAGAGTACGAAATGTCGAGTATTATTCTGGTACTGTGGGCCAAGCAGCTTGCCAATATAAAGCATATCTGTTTGATATCAATATGAATGCTGGATTATTGTTTGCTCAAGATGCTAAACAGTTATCATTCACTGACACTGGCGTATCATTTAGTGCCAAAGTTGTCGGCACTAGAACTGCTATGTCTGGCACTGTGAAAACAACTGGATCATCTTCCACATTGAATGGCGATGGTACTCTATTTAGCATTGAATTTGTTGTTGGTGATACAGTTGTTATTGCTGGATCATCATATAAAATTTCATCCATTGCAAACTCAGTGTCTATGGTGCTTGATAGAGCACTCAACATATCTGCTGCCACTCCAATATATCTTGAGAAGACTGAGCTGAAAGGATCTGGATCATTGATCAAAGCAATGCCAAATCGCTATGTCAGATCACTGAGGGGGTCTGACGATTCTAGTATCAACGTAAGTTATCATATCAGTAGATTATATCAGGCGACATCTGACGGATCTGGTGTTATAGTAATTGATCTTATCAATTCTGGTGAAACTTTCAATCCAACAGTCAGTTCAACTAATTATCAGATCACAACCACAGCAGGTTCTACTGTAACAACAATTACTGGTGCACTGACAAATTCAAATACTAGATTGACTGTTTCAGGATTGGCAAATAATACATCATACAGAATCAGCACTTCAATTGAAAAATGTTCTTTTGCTGCGGCAGAAAAACAAAAAATTCGTAAAGTGAATACACTCACTCTGACTACACTTAATTCAATTGATAAAGCATTTATTCAATTATCTGAAGCTGATTGTGTGAGTTTAGTGTCTGTCACTCAATCTGGTGGCACTCTTTTTGATTTTGCGAATAGAACTGCATCTGTTGCTTATTCTGTGACAAATGAGACTGATATTACATCTTATTACAAATTGGACTCTGGGCAAACACCATATTATTATGGTCTTGGTAAATTAGTTCCACAATCAGGATTTATTCCAAGTGCACCAATCAAAGTTACTTATGAGTATTATGATCACACAGACGGTGATTATTTTTCTGTAAATTCTTATGATGTTCCATATGATATGTTACCTGTAATTGGTAATATGAGTGCATCTGATTATATTGATTTCAGACCGCGCATTGCTGATACTGGAACAAACTTTGCCGTGGTGAATGGAGCTTCACTGACTGAACCAATCTCATCAATCTATACAATTGAGACGGATTATTCTTATTATTTACCAAGGCGTGATATATTGCAGGTAGATGGATCTGGTAACTTTAGAATTGAAGAAGGAATTCCAAGCGATACACCAGTCGCACCGTTACCAAATGAAATGATGACTGTTCTTGCATATATTGATGTTGATCCCTATACCTACAACTCATCAGCTAATTGTGTCCATGTATCTGTAAATCCATTACGAAGATATACTATGAAGGATATCGGTTCAATTGATAACAGATTGGAAAATGTTGAATATTATACTGCACTATCAGCACTTGAAAAAGAGACAAATGATCTTCAGGTGAAAGATGAATTCGGTTTAGATAGATTCAAAAATGGATTTATTGTAGATCAATTCAAAGATCATGGCGTTGGTGATGTCAATAATCCGGATTATAAGTGTGCAATTGACGAACAGAATTTGGAAATGCGTCCAGCTTTCAATTCAACTGATACAAAATTGATTGAAAGTGCAGTACAATCACGGACAATCAATCATTATCAAGTGACCGGTGATATTATAACGCTGCCATATTCAGAGACTCCAATAATTGAACAGCGAGTAGCGACTGGTGCTGAATACGTGACACCTTTCACTCACATTAGAACTTCAATTGGTGTATTGAAAGTGTATCCAGCATCTGATACTTGGACTGATACAGAAACATTACCAGAGGTCATCCAAAAATCAGAAGGAAACTTCAACGCTATAAATGCTATGGCAAGAGCAACTGGAATAATTGGAACAGTTTGGAATTCATGGCAAGAAGTTGGTAGGACCACAGTCGGAACATCATTATCGTCAAGTTCATCTACATCTAGAAGAACTAATTGGTGGTGGAATATTGATACTACGGTAACTACAACAACTCTTTCTGGAACTGATAATGTTAGACAACAAAGATCAGGTACAGAATCATTCATCCAAGAAAGATGGGATGAAGTCGGTAGAACTACATCAATTGTTGATGAAAAATGGGCACCCTTCATGCGGCAAAAGGCCATTGTTCTATATTCAAAGAAAATGATGCCCACTACAAAATTCAAAGCATACATTGATAATAATGATGTAACTAAATATATTGTCCCCGCTGATACAATTAGATTCACATCAAAATCTGGCACTTTTTTGAATTACCAAGATTCCGGTAACAATCAGTCTGATCTTTCAAACAGACAATATGGCACAAATGCTTATGATATTCTTGAACGAGGTGAGATCGTAAAGGGTATAACATCTGGTGCGACAGCAATTGTTATAACGGAAGAAAAACAAAATACAAATGGAACAATTGAAACTGTTCTTAAGGTTGTGAATAAAAAAGGAACTTTCACTTCAGGTGAAACCATTGTTGGTCAAATGTCTGGCGCGACTGCTGTATTTTCATCATATACAACTGAATCCCTTATAGTTGAATCCAATTCAAGTTCAGCAGCAACTAATAGTGCAGGATCATTTTATGGCATTTTGATGTTGCCAAATAATACTGAATTGAAAATACCTGCTGGTATAATCACAATATCATTACGTGACAATCCAATTGAAGATAATATCACAACAAAATCAAATGCTGATTATAATGGCCAAGGTTTGATTTTGTCCAAACAAACAAACATAATGTCTGTTCGTAATGGAACTATAGCAACAAGGCAAGCATCAGAATCAAGAAACATCACAGAAAATTGGTCGACGGTTGTAGGACAATCAACTTCGACCTCATGGAGTTTTAATTGGAACTGGGGCGGTGGCGGACGTGATCCTCTTGCTCAGACATTCAAACATAGTGATGTCGGTGGTGTATTCATTACAAGTGTGGATTTATATTTTTATGATGTTCCAGAAAAGACAGTCGAAGATGCTGACAACATTTTCTTGAGAATCCATGAAGTTGTCAATGGATATCCTGGTCCCACGATTATCCCATTTAGTCAAGTGACGAAAGCACCAAGAGATATTACAGCATCAACTACATCATTGATCCCAACAAATTTCAAATTTGAATCTCCTGTTTATCTTGAAGATAATAAAGAATACTGCATCATCGTCGGATCTGGTTATTCAAATAGCAGAATTTGGATTTCAAAGATGGGCGAACTTGCGATTGATGGTAATTTGGTCACTAAACAACCAAATATGGGTTCGTTCTTCAGATCACAAAATCTGTCAACTTGGGAAGCAGATCAACTGACAGATATGTGTTTCACTTTACATAAAGCTGTCTTTGATAATTCACAATATGGCCACGTATCATTCAATCACAATACAGTATCATCAGCGAAATTAGATATCCATCCAATCAAAGTAAATGCTAATGAGACTGTCTCTAGAGTGTGGCACCGCAATCATGGTTTAGAAAATGGTGATTTAGTGACATTTAGTGGTGCTACATCACTATTTGCTCATCCAACAGCCGCTGAATTGAATAGACAATTTACAGTTGCTAATGTTGATACTGATTCTTACACCATAACGCTACCAGTTGCTGCATCATCTTCCGGTTGGATTGGTGGTTCAACAATCACAGCTACACAAAACGCTAAAATGGATGTAATGTATTTCAATGGTAATGATTTTGTATTACCGAGTACTCATATAAATTATGTGTATCGTAGTACATCTCGTAAAAACAATATAACATCAAAATCTACAACTGAATATCCATTACAAATACGCCGCAATGTATATTTCAACGATTCACAGTATTTGTTATCAACAGAAAATATAGGTAAACATCTCAGTAACGAAAATTCATTATCAATTGAAGCATTTTTATATAGCGACAATGTAAATCTATCTCCAGTTATTGATCTTGAGACATTCTCTGTCCATTCAATATCAAATAGGATCAATTCACCAGTTTCAACAAATTTGAGTATTGATACAAATATTATTCTGAATAATGTTATGCCAACAGCAGGTGTGGAATTCAATTCAGCTGGATATTTTAGAATAACTGACGCCACTAAATTTGATGAATTCAGTGGAATAAAGGTTGGTTGTTATGTCCAATTCAGTGCTGCAGCGACTGATACACTAAATGCTACCAATAAAGCTAAATTGTTAGTGACTAAAGCCGAAACAGACAATTCTACTTATTTCAAAATTTACACCTCATCGCCTGTATTCACACAGACATACACAACAAGTAATTTGACTCTGAAGCAATATGAAAATTACATTGATTTCATAGCACCTGATGAAACTAGCAATTTACATAATTATGTCTCAAAGATTGTCACTCTGACTAAACAATCTTCTGGATTCAAATTATTGGTGGATTATAATAAACCAACTGGCGTTGAAATTGATGTCTATTACAAAATAGATCTGAAGTCATCATATAAAAATCTGGCCAAAGAAAATTGGATAAAAGTTGGCGGTTTATCTTTCCTAAGTGAAGCAAATAGAGATAAATTCACTGAAAAGGAAATTGATCTTGAAACAGAAGCATATGATCAAATTACTATCAAAATTGTCGGCAAATCATCAAATACTGCTAAGGTGCCAAGATTCAAAAATATGAGACTGCTGGCGCTGGCATAAATATTACACAATTTTATTTGAGTGACTTATGGCAATCAATCTAACATCATCTCCATATTTTGACGATTATCAGGAATCAAAAAAATATCATAAGATTCTTTTTGTTCCTGATCGTCCAGTCCAAGCGCGTGAGCTCACACAAATTCAAACGATTATCCAGAATCAAATAAAACGACTTGGGGATTTTACATTTCAAAATGGAACTGTTGTAATACCAGGCAAAATTGATTTTGATAATCTAGTAACATACATAAAATTAGAACCACTCTATAACGGAGTGTCTATTGATAATTACATCGCAGATTTCATTGATAAACCAATATCAAATACAAATGGTGTAAGAGCTATCGTAGTTCACGCAGAACCATCTGATAATACAGATCCACCAGTCCTATTCATAAAATATATTTCCGGCGGTATAGATGCTAATGGAGTATATTATACAACATTTGATCAATCTGAAGTACTGACACTAGAAACTACCACCACCTCAGTTCAAGTAGCTCCATCGTCATACACAGGTAAAGGTTCGCTTGCTTATATGACAGCAGGCGTATATTATATGAATGGATATTTCATTCAGGTGTCTAAACAGTCACTCGCATTAGATAAATTTAGTAGCACACCGTCTTATCAAATTGGATTAGAATATACTGAATCAATTGCCACCGCGATAGAAGATAATACATTATACAATAACGCTGAAGGTTTTTATAATGAGACCTCATTAGGTGCTGATCGTCTAAAAATTGAACTCAAATTGGCGAAATATGACTATTTTTCCACTCAACCAGAGACACAATTTGCCACACTATTGTCTTTGAAAGATGGTGAAGTTCAATATATTCAAAAAAACACAAAATTGGCTAGAGTTGGTGATATTTTAGCACAAAGAACACAAAACGAATCTGGCGATTATATTGTAACAAAATTCAATTATAAATTGTTGCCATACCATAACAATAATAGGAATGAATGGACTGAGAACACTTCATATGCTAAAGACGACATAATTCAATATAATGGTAAATATGCTACAGCACTAAATTCTGGCATCTCATCGTTCACTTATCCATCTGCTGATTATGGAACATTTCAAGATGGTGATATTACTTGGTTGGTTGTTACTGATCCGGTATTCAATGGTGGTCTAAACATTTCTCCTGATAATACAAATATATCAGTTTTGAAAATAAATGCTGGTAAATGCTATATTCAGGGATATGAAATTGGTTTGACTGAAGGATATAAAACAGTCAATCTTAATAAAAATGTAGCACATTCTGATTTGACTACTGAATTGATAAAGCCACAGCAGGGACAATATTTCATAATTGATAACATTTATGGAATTCCAAATATCAGTGGATTCCAACAAGCAAACATCAAAAATAATAAATCTGAAATCGTCGGAACTTGCAGAATTAGAAATATGTCATGGCACGATGGATCTTTTGGTACTACATCACTGAAATGTAAATTATTCATTTTTGATCTAAAAATGAATGGATCAAATACATTTGCTAGAGATGCCCAAAAAATTTCAGGTAGTGGATTCAATGCTAATATCGTTGGTGTAAATTCTCTATTGTCTGGTAATGTTAGTACAACAGGATCTAATGATGCGGTTTATGGTAATGGAACATTATTTGAGTTGGAATTAGCACTAAATGATACGGTTATCATTGGAAATAAAGAATATCAAGTTGATGGTATTTCAAATTCCGTTGAATTGAGTGTATCTCCAACCATAACAACTATCAATACTTCAGTACCAATTTACAAAAAGACATCAACATTATACGGCGACAATTCATTGTTACAATTGATGAGCCATTCAGCAATAAAATCTGTATCTCAATATGCGACATATTATGTAAATAGATTATTTGAGATACAATCAATTGACGGATCAATAACTCTGTCTGTGTTTAATGCGAATGAAGTGTTTGCTGATCCGTCTTCAGAATTGCATATTGTATCTAGTGTATCGGGATCAGCATTGACCGTATCACCAGATATCAGTTTGACTGGATTGAACAATAGTCAATTGCGAATTACAAAATTAGTTGCTGGTACTGTATATAGAATTTTGACTACCATCCGCAAAAAGAATTATAGTTACAAGAAAAAAGTTCGTAAATTCACTACGATAAAACTTAACAGACTTGTTGATGTTGATAAAGCAATAATTTCACTCAATGAAGCAGACATTTCTAAAATAATCAATATAACACAGTCTGGCGGCGATCCGTTTGATTTTGATAAAAGAACTGATGTAGTTGATTACCAAGTTTTAGGTGAAACAGATATTACTAATTATTATCAGTTGAATACTGGAACTACAGACACATATTACGCAATGGGTACACTTACAGCACTCGGTGGATATATCCCAAGTGCACCAATAAAAATAACATTTGAATATTTTGATCACGCTACATCTGGCGATTATTTTTGTGTTAGTTCATACGATGCAGATGTAAACTTTGATTATCTTGATTTCAGATCAAGAATGTCTGATAGTGGACTAGATTTCACCTCAGCTGGAAGTTCAATATCTGAACCATTATCTGCAATATACGATATTGAATTGTCTTATGACTATTATCTACAAAGACGAGATTGTATTGAATTAGATAATAAAGGTAATTTTAGGATTGAAGAGGGCGTTCCTTCTTTACAGCCAGTCGCGCCATTACCAAATGAAGACCATGTTATTGTTGCTTATATTGATCATTATGCCAATGGTGACACAAAAATAACAGAAGTACCAATGAAGAGATATACGATGAAAGATATCTCTAAAATAGATGATAGACTCACTGCGACTGAATATTATTCATCATTGGATACCATTCAGGGTAAATTCAATAGTGACTCGATCACAGATGAATTTGGATTCTCACGGTATAAATGTGGATTTTTGACAGATGTTTTTAGTACTCATCTTGGAAGTATCACGAATGGCGATTATAAATGTTCCATTGATCAACAAGAATTAGAGTGTCGTCCAGCATTTTCCGTCTCAGATGTCAAACTTATTGAATATGGTAATAATCGTGTCTCAGAGTTTTACCAAATAACAGGTGATTTGGTGACATTGCCATATACAGAAGAAGTTTTGATGGAAAATATATCAGCATCAAATCCAGAGGGTATCACGCCGACATCATCTGTATTAGGAACAGCAATTGGTGGTGTACTATCTGTTTATCCGTCATATGATTCTTGGATAGACACTGAAACTGAACCAAATATCACTCAAACAAGTGAAGGATCATATAATAGTATAGTGACAGTCGGTAAACAATTGAATATAATCAAAACAGTATGGAATTCTTGGCAAGAAACTGCAAGGACAAATATATCAACAAATACAAATGTCATCACAAATGTTTCAGTGACATCTGGTTCAAGAACATAAACTGTAACGGTATATTGGTAAAATGAAAATAAGATTAGGATTTGTAAGTAATAGTTCCTCTGCATCATATGTTGTAACTATACCAACTGTAACGACAACTACTACAGTCACAACGACTGTATCAGGTTCTGATCTTGTGACATATGGTCGTTCTGGTATTGAAACTTATGCTCAAGAAAGATGGGATGAGTTGGGTAGAGTGACATCAGTGAAAGCAGTAGAATGGGAACCTTGGGCTAGATCAAGAGCAATTGTGATTTATACAAGAGGTCTAAAACCAAACTCACAGATGTTCATTTTTATTGAACAGAACAATGTGTCTAAGTATTTCAATCCAGCATATGTCATAACAATGACTGGAAAAACTGGTAAATTTACAGATTATAAAAATACTTCAGCGGCCAGCGTGAATCTTTCAGAAAGACAATATGGAACAAAGGAATTCAATATAATTGATCGTGGTGAGATTATCACGAATGTGACCACAGGTGGAACAGCAATTGCTATTCGTGATGAAGAAAACAAATTGTATATTGTAAATCCTAAAGGAACTTGGTCTGTTGGAAATTCAATTCGTGGCCAAACGTCTGGGGCAGTTGGAACTATTGCTACATATATCCATCCAACGACAACAGTTTCAACTTCAGTTGGGTCAGTATTTGGAGTTTTGGAAATTCCACACGATGATACAATGAAGATTCCAAGCGGTATAACTACAATTATGGTTCGGGACGCGATAAATAAATCTGACACTACATCATATGCTGAAACTTCATATAATGCTTATGGATTGGAAAAAACTCAGGGTACTACTATTATGTCTGTGAAAAATGCTGATATTATAACTCATAATGTCACTCAAACAAATGTAGTCACTCAAAATTGGTCAAATACAACTTCATCATCAAGTTCGGTTACAAGAGATGTCTAATATAGCACCTTTAGCTCAATCATTCAAGCATAGTGATGTGGGCGGAATTTTTGTCACTAAAGTTGATTTATTTTTTCATTCTGTAAATACAGATCCTGGATCATTCATATTCTGTGAACTGCGAGAGATGATCAATGGATATCCTGGTCCTACTGTAGTTCCATATTCTACTGTAACAAAACAACCGTCTGATATAA